CGGTGCCAACGTATGCGTTGTAAGACGGGATGCCGCTGGCGACGCTGAAATCACCAAACGGGTTGGTCCCGAAACTACCGTAAACCGATGTGCGGATGAAATGCTGGATGTGATGCCGCCCTTGCTCGACGGCAGCAGCCACCTCGGCAACGGACCTAAACGGCATCAGGGTTCTCCAGCGGGGCCCACTCCACCTCGTCGGGTGACCACTCCACGCCCCCGTCGGGATGCTCTGAGCACTGCGACAACTCGGTTTCTGTCAGCGTCAGCAGTTCCCGGCAGTGAGCGCAGCGGTACACCACATTAATCAACCGTGGCGGTCATGGCACCAGCAGCAAACTGCGGCTGGATGCCGTTGCTGATGGACAGGCTGGCGTTGAGCGCACCTTTCATCAGCAGGTTGCCTGCGCCCGTGCTGTCCGTGCCGATGCCGAAGTGCGTGGCCGTGGCGGACCCCGCCGTACACTGACCGAACTGAACCAGGGCGGTGTTGGCGATGGTGGAGGTTGTCCGCGTCCAGCCGCCTGCCGTGCGGTTCACAGCCACGCGGGCGTAGCCGGTGTAGCTGATCTCGTTGGTGCTCTGGTTGCCCGCCTCTCCAGGGTCTGCGCTGTGCAGCGAGATGTAAAACGAACCCGCCGTGGCGCTGTTCTGCAGGCCAGCAGCGTCCCCGATGTCGGCCCAATCGACGTTCAGGAACAGGAGGTCGAGGAGTGCCGCTTCGGCGGCGTTGGTCATAGACATGGTATTTCCTTACGCCAAAAACTTCAGTTTGTAGAGCGAAGACAGGTATTGTCCTACGATCTCGTCGATGATGTTCTGCAGCGGCGTGTCTGTTTTGTCGCAGACCTTGTACCGCATGTCCTCGACATCCTTGAGGGAACTCTCCAAGAATTCCACGATGTTGCCCGTCTTCTTGGCGCTCATCAAGGTGATCGGGCCGATCAGCCCGTGCCGGCCCTGATACGCCTCGGCAAACTTGTCGGCCAAGTCCACAATGGCGTCGTAGAACTCGTTGAGCGCCGAGTGCTTGGAAAACGACCGGGTGTTCAGATGGACCGAATGGGCCACGTCGCGAGCCAGAAACAGATGCCCTACGAAATCCGCGCAACTCATACCGGCACCCCCATCGGTTCAGCCATCTCAGGCATCTCGCGCGGTTCTAGGGGCTGCACCAGATCGCCAGCCGTCAGCACGTCGCGCAAGGTCTGCATGACGACCTCCTGCACCTGCTCGGGCTGCATCCCTGCCGCCACGGCCTGCAGACGCCTCGTTTCGGCCTCGTAAGCCTTGATATCGGCGTCGGTACGGGCCTTGAACTCGTCGATCTCCAGCCCGCGGGCCTCCATTGTCTGGCTGATGTTCTGGAGCATCTTGTGCATCTGCTCCATCTCGGCGCCCATCGCCTGAATCTGCTGGTTGGCCGCTTGCAGCGCCGGGTCTTCGTCCGCATCACCCAGAATCTTCGGGTCAATAGTCTTGGCGAACCGCTTGGCCATCTCTTGCGCGCCAGGCCAGTCCATGTTCTTGACGAACAGGTCGCCCGCGATGCCCCACAGTTGCGGATTGCCCTGCAGAAGCTGCGCCATTGCCTCCAGCGCCTCTTGACGCTTGGTCGCGTAACCCGGACCAGTCACCACCACCACGTCGTACTTGCCGACGCTGGGGTTGTAGATCTTGTCGATGACGATGCCCTGTTGATCAACGATCTTGCGCACCGGTTCCGGCTGCGCAGGGTCAAACTTGACCATGCTGGACTCGCCGTCCTCGCCAACGATGCGAGCGATGCGCTGCGTGTCGTAGATCTTGGGGATCAGATCCACCAGTTGACGAGTAACATGACGCACAGCCCGAGCAAGATTATCCACATAGTGGTACGTCCCCGTGTCGCCCTCACGCTGGCGGGCCAGAATGGCCTTGCCTGAGCGCTCGTTGCCTTCCAGCCCCAGCGAGGCGTTGTACTGCCCCGTGGTGCCCTTGATGTCCTCAGAAGCCCCCATCTTGGCCTGAATCAGGCCCGTCTGGGCCATCGGCGGCATGGCGCGCTGCGGCAGCGGCAGCGTGTTGCCCGCGCCGTCCGTCACGTCAGGGTTGACCTCCAGATACGGCCAGTTCTGGGTGTTTGCAGTCTTCCACTGCATCTCGTACCCTTCAAACTGCCCGCCGTAGCCGATAAACGGTGCCTTCGGAGCCAGCGCCAGCATCTCGGCCTCTTGACTCGTCCAGTAGTTGTACATCCGTTGGGCGTCCTTGGCGTTGCGCACCAAGCCCGAGACGTACACCCGGCCATCGACCTCATACTCGTTGCCGACCACCCGCACCACGGGGATGTACTTGCCGGCCCACTCCTGCTCTTCAAGAATCTCGTAGCCGTTGATCTTGCACCACTTGACGCGCTTGCGGTCGGCCTGGCGGCTGCGCAGCGGCTTGCCGAACATCGCCTTGAGTTGCCTGTCCTCGGGCGTGCCGGCAAACGCCGTCTGGTTGCCGGGGTACAGGTTCAGCGTGGCAGGGTCGTAATCGACGTAGAAGTACTCCGCGATGCGTACCGTGTCTTCTTGCAGCCACTGGCTCAGGGACTGGTCGCCCACGCCCAGACTCATCAGCGTGTTGGCCGGTGACGCCTTGGGGTACAGCCGGTGGTACTCCTCGCGAGTGATGTCCTCGGTGATGAAGCACCACTTGGCGTCCGACCCGCACGGGTCTTGAATCATTGGGTCCATGTAGACCGAAAACGAGTTGCGCACCCGCCCGATCTTGATGTCCTGATCAAAGCTGTTGTCGTCGCAGTATTCGGTCAGCAGGCGAATGTAGCCCTCACCGAACGACACCTGGTTCTCGCAGGCCGTGTCGTAGGCGACGTCGGCGTCGGAGATGTACTCGATATGCCGCACCACGCCGTCAAAGATCTCTGCGACCTCAATGTCGGCCTTGTCGTCGGCCGGAATCACCTTGCCGCTGGGGCGGTTCTGCCGCTGGTCGTTGGTGACCTGCCGGACGTGCTGCGGCAGCTTGTTGATCGTCAGGCACGGCCTGGCGTTGATCGTTTGCCCCTGCACCGCGCCGCGGGTGGCCAAAACGTCTGCTGGCCATTGCCAGTGGTTGTCCGGACTGCCGGCGAAGAACTTCAGGTCGTCAATCTCGTCTTCCCGGCTCTCGCTGTAGGCCGAAATTGCCTGATTCAACCGGGTGCGGGCAGTAGCCAAAACGTCCGATTCGGACTTGTTTTTGCCCCCGCCGCCGTTGGCGACGGCTGCTGCAGCCGTGATGCCGGTGTAGTCGCTCACTTCTTACCCTTTGAGGCCGGTTTTGCAGCCGCCCGCTGTGTCGAATACGCGATGGCCACGGCCTGCTTTTGGGGCTTGCCCGCCGCTACTTCGGTCTTCACGTTCTTGCGGAAGGCTTCGGGCGATTTGGACTTGACGAGTGGCACGTTTACCTCTTTGCGGCTAATGGTACGCGAACTGAGACCGGCGCTCCAGGTTCGTCTTCGGTCTGACCGTAAACATTCCCAAGTAAGTTAAGCACGCCGGCCAAACCGTTCTTTCTGTACGCGTCGTTTGCCAAAGAAAGCATGCCTTGCTCACGCAACGCATTTGTTACGCGTTGACGCGACGGCGCGTTAAAATTGTAGCGGTCTTCGACCACATACGACCCGTCCGGCAAACGCCTGTACGAGGCACCACCAAGCGTAGTTTCCATGCGGTACGCGGGGTCAGTGTAGCTCTTGTACAGCATATCCAGCGGACCTTCTCTGGGGTCGCCAAAACTGGAAAACCCTTGCGGCCCGTAGTCACCGTAGCCAATTGAGCCCGACGCCCCGCCACCTTGTTTGGCAATTGCGTAGCGTATTGCGTCCAAATCTTCAGGCGTAAATTGCGCTTCTGTAATGGGTGAACGGCTGCCCATCAAATGACTGACATACTGACGGACGTTGACGGGTATCAAAGCGTTTTTCACGCTTTGAACCTTTGCCGCCAGCGCATTCGTAGCCATCACGCCCCCATCCAACTCGCCGACATTTGGCTTCTGTCGCGCATTGTAAGCGTTCTGGGGCGGTCCACGCGCTCTCTGGATGCCACAGGAAAGGCGAACGTCACCGCCAGCGCGTCAGCAGCGTCTGGAGAGGCCAATCCGCGGGCTTTCATGTCCTTTTTCGACTCCAGATAGATCGTTCCGCTGCTGTCGGGCTTGGTTTTCGGTCCCGTCAGGTCCGTTTTAAGCTGCCGGTCCTCTTTGATGGCCGCAGTGCGCAACCAGTCGCGCATCGCGCCCCACATTTCGGCCCGTTTGTTGCCCCACATGACCTGGTTCTTGGCTTTCCAGCCAAAATTGACGCCGCGCACCTTATAACGCTGCTCGTTCAGCCTGTCAAGGATGCCGTACCCCAGCCCGCCCTCGTCCAGCACCACCAGCGTGGGTTTGAAGTCCTCAATCGCCTCAATGACGTGCCCCACGACCGTCATGGTGTCGTCGCCGCGGTAACGCCGGATCTCTACCAAGTCGCGCGCCTGCCTGACCACGATGACGGTGGAGTCCGCCCCGCTGCGCGCCGGGTCCACGCCGATCACGATAGGGGCTCCGGGGTCTTTGTACTTGGCCCGTTTGAACGCCTCATCGACCAGCCTTGGCGCGATGAACTGTTCGTCACCCGTTGACGGAAACTCGCCGTAGACCTCAATGCGGGCCTGCGGGCTGTCCTCGCCGTACTCTTCGATGATCTGCTCGTAGACGCTCTTGTCCGTGTCCTCGACCGTGCGGGCGTCGATCTGCCGCGTGTTCCAGAACGCCCGCTTGGCGTTGAAGCACTCGTAAAAGTACCCTTGGTTGCGCCGCGGGTTGCTGAACGCCAGCCAGAACCTGTGCGGCGTGTTCTCCGTGAAAAAGCCTTGCGCCACGTCCCAGATCGTGTCCGGTATGCCGCTGGCTTCGTCGAAGATCAGCAGCACGCCGTCGCTGTTGTGCAGGCCGGCGTAAGCGTCAGGGTTCTCCTCCGACCACAGCCGCCCCTCCGCGCCCCAATACCGCGTGCCCTTGCGCAGATCGCGCTCGACAATCTCGCTCAGCCATTTGGCCGGCGTGATCCGTGTGGCGCTGATCTCCCACCAGTGGCTGTTGATCAGCATCGCCAGCCACTTCGTGATCTCGGCCCATGTGATGCTGCGGAGCTGCGCCTCGCTGTTGGCCGACACGATCACGCTTGAGCCAATGCGCGTGGTCAGCATCCACACCACCAGCCAACTGACCAGCGCCGACTTGCCGATGCCCCGCCCCGACGCCGTGGCCATGCGCAGCACCTGGTAGGCGTCTATGGTCTGGTTCTTGGCGATGTGGTCGCGGATGTCGCGCAGCACCTGACGCTGCCACCCCCGCGGCCCCTTGTGCTTGGCCAGCGGCGTGCCGTTCTCGCCCCACGGGAACGCGAACAGTACGAACTTCTCAGGGTCGTTCGCTATCGCCGGACTCCAGAG